TGTGGTGGATCTAACTCTTCACCAACAAAAACAGAAACTGATTCTGCTTCGGGATAAATCTGAGTAACTATAGCTTCATAATCTGATGAAGTGACCGCTCTACCTTGAGCAGAATATAATCTAGGTGCAAACTTTTTAATAGAATCAATGGATTCAATGTTTCTACCACCTTGAGATGGTCCATCAGAAGATACTAGAGAAATGCCAGCATCTACAAATCTGTTATTATTATCATAAATCTTGCCAACATACTTAAAGGTCTCAATATTATTAGATTCTTCGCCACCATCACTAACAATATAAGAGAGTTCTACAATATTACCATCTTCAAGTTTCCTACCAAATACTCCATCACCAAAGATTATCTCATATCTTTGGTCTTCAATCTCTTGTAGGAAAAATACTCTAGATTCTGATCCAATAGCACAAAAGTCTTTACAAAGACTGAAAACCTCAGTAACAGAACTTTCGGCACTTTTTCTTACGACTGCCCTAATAGTATTAGTATCAATATTTGCATTATCTAAAATATATCTCTGATTTGGAAGAATACTATTAACAGTAAATGATTGTGAGACTAGACTTCCTTCTAGAATCTCAACATTATTAAAAACTGCAATCCCATTTACAACAGGAGCAACAATATCATCTCTTAAGGAGAAAATATAGTTGGTTTTAGTGAATCCAACTTGGGTTGTGCAGATAATGCCAGATTTTAAAGTTAAGTAAGTTGGTGATATATTACCAGATGATAGATTGACAATAAATGATATAATAGCTTTGGAACAGTTTCTGGATCTTGGTAAGTATCCAATATGCTTTGCCAAAGATACTACGTTCTCTCTTAATGTAGAACTATCAATAAAAACTTCATTGGTTATCATATTAGCATTATATGCTGATATGTAACTGTTGTATGCTAGAGCATCAATAATAGTTGATAGATTAGATCCCTGAAAATCATAATCCGTAAAGTTTGAGTTTGATCTTAGATATTGCGTTATACTATCTTTTATCTGATCAAAATCTAAATTTGTGAAGTTTACTATTGCCATTTATCTAGTAGGCTGTAATACGAACGATAGTTGTTGTGGTAAAGCATCTATACCAATGATAAAATACTTAATAGTAATATTAAATTCGCTATTATCATAGTCTGGAATGACAATAACTTCATCAAGTTTTACCCTTGGTTCATAGTTTTCAATAGAATTTTTTATTTGATCCTTGATTAGTGCTGCAGTAGCAAAATCCATATTTTCAAATAAAAGATCTGATACTCTAGAACCAAATCTTGGATTAAATGGTTTCTCTTCAGGGGTAGTCATTACAATATTTCGAATAGAACGGGCTATTGCGGTCTCATTTTTGATTGCAATAAGGTCCCTATTCAGTGGGTTAAACTGAAAACTTGCACTAATATCCTTAAAACCCGCTGATACCCGTTCTAATGGCATTTAATAGTATTTAAACTATGTTTATTTATCACCCAAATATAGGTTCTGTTCCATATTCCCAGTCATCATAGTCATCATCATTGCGAATCCTTTCATGAACCTCTTTTTGCACTTTAAAATCATGCTTTTTAGGTGTCATATCGTCTTCTGCAATCTCACGAAGCATTTTAGGTTTTGATCTTCCTGCCCAATAATCGGTGATTAAGCTTGTTGTTCCCCAAATCTCTTTCATATAGTTTACATCTCTATCTGGTTCTGGATGGATAGCCATCTTTTTACTCCTAGTTATGTTAACAGAACTTTTTACGGGGTTTCTATCCCGTATCAGTCTATTAAAAATCCCCTTCTTAAGTAATCTGGATCTTCCATATACTTATATTTAACATTTTTCCCATTTATAGAGAGCTTTTCCGTGATTTTGTATGCCTCTTACGGTTAAAATCGGGTCTTTCCGAGTAAAGCGCCCCATACCCATAAAATTCATACAAGGTCTGACAATAAAAAAGTCGGAAACTTGGGTACAGGGACTCCAGAAGGTCCACAAGTTTCCGACTTAAAATAAGTTTATTATAAACCCAAAGGTCATCTTGATGAATTTGTGAGTATTCATCAAAGACTTTCATTACTTGCCCTGACCACGATAAGGTTTGCGAGCATTATTACGAGATGTGGCAGCATATTTTGTGTTCTTCCCTTGACCCTGAAGGGTAGATTTGGGTTTGGACTCAATCTTTTGCCCGCCAGTAAAACTAGGTCGCTTTGCCATAATCAGTTAATCTCCAGTTCGATTTTGTTTGGATCGTATGCATTGTTATCATAAAACTGAGATGCCATTTCGTCAAGCATCTCAGTTGTTTCATCGTAAGTTAAATCTTTATAAAGGATCTTTCCATCATAATAGATTGTAACCCTTGGATCAGATGACTCGGGTTTTTTCATGTCCTACACGAATACGTGGATCACACCAGATTTCAAATCCTGCTTCAATAGCATCGAGACAGAATGACACATCCTCTCCACACATGTCTTGTACTGCACCAGACTCAAAAATTTGCATCTTAGGTGCAAACCATGGATACTTCATATCCTCATGCTCAAATACACCATTCTTAATCATAACCCATCCGAATCCTGTATAATCAACAGTGAATGGCTTACGACGCTTGCTGATACCATCAACCATTTCATGATTCATGACACCACCATTACTACGGAAATCATCCTCCTCTAACCAATGTGCTACTGATGTAGTACGACCATCTTCTGTAGAATACCAACCAGCAACAATCTCTTTCTCTTCCCCTTCTGCTGGTACTGCTAGATCACATAGTTGCCAAAACTTTTGAGTGTTGAAAACAATGTCACTATCAATCCATAGTTGATAATCATACTGTAGTTTTCCATCCCAGGGAATCTGATCAGGTCCACGTAGTACATTTGCACCAAGACACTTACAACGTGCAAAGTTGACCATCGATGAGTAATCTTGTGAAATCTGAATACTCATTCCGTTTTGTACTAAGTCAAATGCTAACTGTACAAATGCTTTTAGAAATGTAAATGAACATCCCCTTCCTGGTAGACAGAATACAATGCTCTTGCCTCGCATCCTCTCTTTGATTGCTTCATAATCCCAGTCCTCAACTGGTGCGCCCGCTGTGGGGGTTTTTGCTTTTACTGTGAATCCTTTTGCCATGAGTGAATAATCAACCTCAAATCAAACTCTAACGTCTTATTTATCTCTTGTCAATACGATGCGTTTATCGTATTGTCCCTACTAGATAAACACTCTAAGTAACTTAGATCCTCTGATTTATACTCCGTATTTAAAAACTCTACCAGAGTATTCAAAGTCCTCCATACTGTATCAAAGTCTTCCTCTGATACATTATGAATAATACATCTATCTTTTGCATATATGTGATAAACTTTATCCATATAAAAATTTACCGCCGATTTTTTCAATCATTCTTAGTTTGTTACCGCTTTATATATGCATACTAATGCAATGCCTGTCGGAATCCCTAAGATACGAAGAAATACTTTCGGATACCTAATCATCCATCCTGCTAATACAACCTTCCAAAAGTTCCAATACGGTCGCCGTTTTTTCATCTCTGATAAAACCTCTTAGACTACTCTTATACCCCTCGGATTTTTTTTGAGAGTCTTATATCACTCTCGCGCTTTGTCACCTCTGTAGGTTAGGGTAGTTAAGCGTTTTTATACGGTACGCCCGCTTATTATAATAACCCGCAAATCGCATTTACTGTTAATACGAATAACGAATAAATCGTAATCGCTGCTGTTACGAATAACGAATAAACTGCGATTGCACGAATAAAGAATAACGAATAAGATTTAGGAATGTGTGTAAAGAATAAGTGGGGGCACTGTGTATAACGAATGCCCCCACGATTACACTCAGGCAGCGATACGCTGCAGGGTCTCATTCTTGATCGCGATGTTGACGAACTTGCCAACACTTTCCCCTGCTTCGATCACCTTGCTGAGCGAAGTTACGAAGTTGGTGACATCGGTCACGGTGTAATCATAAGCACGACCGCCAGTAAAAGTGAGGGTGGCGGTGTTATCTTCCAGAGCGATGTTCTCGATTGCGGTGCTGTTGGAGATAGCGAAGTTCATTGTGAAATAAGAAATCAAAGTGTACGGTTTGGGTGTCTTTAGAGCGCATCCCATTCTCATTAGTTATCAGGCGAACATAAACTCACCGTTAAACTCGAAGGTGTTATAAACCTTAGAAGTTCCTGCCTGTCCGATGAACTTATGAACGAACCACTTAAAGTTGCGTTGAAATACATACTCACCCTCGATTGCGTGCTCAGAGAGAATAGCATTCAGTCTAGACTTAGTGGTCTTTGACTGATACCCACCATCGAAGATTTGTACGAAATCTTCACCCACAGTGGCAATGTGATTGCCATGGAGGTAAACCTTAGACTCGCCAGTTTCCTCACAGTAGGTTACAGCGGTGTTAGCAGACTGCCAGTTCTCGTTGTTGGAAATGGCGGCAATCATCAGAGATTCGATCTTACGCATTGTGAGAAGTGACGTAATGTGTGCGGGGTTTGTTTCCTCCCCCCGATGAACCTATAGTAGGTCGTTTTAGGGAGGAGATCAAGCGGTTGTGGACGGTTTGGTGATTGTC